AATTGTTCCTTTTTACTTTTTTCCACTCTTTGCCTCCCTTATATCCATGTCATCAAACTTATCATTATTATATTTCCACCTCAGTAACGGCACCGGTTCATTAACCTCTTGAGCCAACTGATACAGAAAATTATTCAGTGCGCCGGCTTCGTCATAAGCCATGGTGATATAGTCGAACTCATCACCTTCATATTCGATGTGCGCCGTGAATTTTATTTTAGGTTGTTTAATTGGTTTTTCTTTCATGTATCCTCCTGTTCATTTTCGATTGACTATTGCATTACTCTTTTCTGATTATTCTGTCAAGGAAAATTTTTCATTTTTGAAAAATATTTTTACTACCAATCCTAACCTATTGTATATAAACACTAATCAAAATAAATAAAAAATATCGAAAATTTCTCTTGACTTTTCTTTTCAATTATGAAAAATAGAGAGCCATGCAAGAACGACTTTTAAAGAAAATAAAAAAAGATTTAGAAAAAATATCCATACTGGAACTGTCTAAACGAATGAGATTATCATGCACGACTCTCTGGAGATTTGTCAATGATGAAGAGTATAAGGGCAGAATGGCCAGTTGGGATATTATTGATAAGTATTACAAAAGAACAAAATAACTAGAACCCAGAAACCAGAACCAGAAAGGAGTTGTTATGCCCCCCACTATTGACGATTTCAATGAGTCGTTGTGCAACCAGTTCATCCCCGACTTCCGCCGTGGCGCCTGCCAATACTACGATGTGGCAGAAAATGAGAAAGTCTGCGGATACTGCAAGAAGAAGGAATTGTATAGATGCCTTGCTGACTGCAAACGAATCATCCCTTTGTCCTATTCTTCAGTATCCGACTTTCTTACCTGCCACCACCTTTATTATCTAAAGGCTATCCGGGGAATACAAATCAATAAACCTAAGCTGTCCTCAGCGTTAAAAAAAGGTGTGTTGTGGGACCGAGTACTCCAGAACCTGTTATCCAACCAAAAACTTCATAATATATCCGAAGTAATCGCTGAATACGAAATGGATGCTAAGGATGTAGCCAGCGTCAAGGGTGTTTACCGCGCATATAAGCAATTAGACATTGTCACAGAACCCAATGGAAATCTACAGGCCAAAATAGACCTCACAATACCATTTGATTCGACTTGGGCTGATAATTCTCCGGTTGAAATGTTGGTAAATGGATATTATGACCGGAAATACCCAACCTACTTTGTGGAAAACAAACTCAGTGGCCGGCCATTGAACTATGAGGATACCTATTTTATCCAATCTCAAGTTGGGGTATACTTCTTGGCTGATCCATCATTAGAATACTGCATTATGGAGATTGTTCGGACCCCTGACCTTAAATCCACCGGTAAGAACAAGGATGAAAGCCCCGAGGATTATGAAGAACGGGTTTATCAGGATGTAATCAGCCGGCCAACCCACTATTTCCTTGGGTATGACATTAAAACCCATAAATACGGGCGTAAGTATTACCGGAATGAGTTTAACCTTGAGGAACTGAAAGGACGGTTTATCCATGTGTTCAGGGAGATATATAATGCAAGGTGGCTGGATGGGTGGTATCGGAACGATAGGGTCTGCAACTCCATTCTCCCGGGAATCACCTGTGACATGCTACCAATTTGCAGGAATGGGAATTGGAATGAGGATAATTATACGATAAGAGAGAAGGTTATTGGTAAATGGTAACGCAGAGCTGAGCAGGAGGTGCGTAGCAGCGATCGGCTGGATTGCCCTTGTTGGGCAACGATTTTAAAAGGAGGCAAAATGAAAATAAAAGGCATTACAAAACAAGATAACGGTTGCTATACAATTATATATGATGATTGTGTTATTATGTCCAAAACAGACGTAACGTCTCCAACTGACCGTTTAACGGATGAAGAACAATTACGAGCTGATTTGTGTGAGTATATTGTCAAGCTTAAGGCTGAGTTGAAAAGGTGGAAAGATGTTTCTCCAGACAGAACAAATCTTGAATACGTTATATCTTTAGAGAACAGCAATAAGGAGCTGGATACGCAGGTCGAGAATATGAAATGTGAATCTAAGTTATTAGAAAATATATTGAACTATGTTTGTAGTGTGCCAACAAGACAAAGACGTGCAATTTGGGACGATATTAATAAAGTTTGTTCTGACTGGCAATCCGAAAAACTTACAGCGGATAAGGTAAAAGATATAATTGCCGAGAAGGACAAGCGCATTGCCGAACTGGAGGCACAGGTTGAGAAGCTGAAAAAAGCAATATACATACGAGACAGGATAATGGAATAACTGCAAAATGAGGCGTGTGGCGGAAGAGTAGAGACGCAATGTGGTGGTCAGTTCATAAGTAGCTGCTTACACATTCTTAGCCGTATCCAATCGGATGCAGGTATCGAATCCTGCCACGCCCGAACAAGGAGGAAAGATGGATAATTATAACGTTGAAACTCAGCGGCCAGCCACAGGACCATGGCTGGAACCCCGCGCTTATTCTGGTCCGCTGGAGTGACTGGTTATGCAAAAAAATACTTTGAAACCACCGAGCCAATATCTCCCTGATTTACAGCGCCTCAGGGAAAGAAACAAATATGCCAGGAACTGGATAATGCGGGTTGAGAAAAAGACCAACCGGCACCAGGAAACAAACGGCGGGCTGTGGGGATGGTATGAGGTTTTCCCTCTCGGCGAAACGGTTGGATATTGGGGAACCAATCGGGACGATTTGAAAGATTGTGATATTCCTGAATGGAACAGATTGGCGGCTGCACTGTCTGCATAACGGTAAGTTCACCGGCTGTGTAAACAGTCCGGTGGAACGATTTGTTGTGTGAGGATTTTATTTATGTTTAGCAAATTTAAGAAGTTCCTCAATATTTTTAATGGCAAGTTCTCTACATTCCTGAATTGGTTTACCTTCCCAGCCCGGACTGTATTTAATAAGATGTTCAGCAGAACCTTTACCTGTATCATCATAGGAATAATAATTATACCATGTAGCATTAAAACATCTTCTGCTATAACCATTAACGAAATGCTGAAACTCAGCAACAGCAGTTCTATGTTTACTGAAAGCAGCAATAAGCAAATCAGAGGGATCAGGAGGATTATTGGAGGATGGATTTTTGAGTGCGGCCAATTCGGGAGCAAATGCCTCATAAAGTCTAGTTTTGGCAATTCTGATGTCGTTTATGCGGTTGAGGCAAATAGCACCAAAAAATGTTCCTGCAATACCAATAATTCCACCACCAACAGTGCTGATGATGTTAGAAATCATGGAATCGGTCATTGGTTATTCCTCCTTTTTTGTGTAGTAATACCAGTGGCAACAATAACTACTATAATTTTAAACATTATTCTTTGGGGTAGTTATTATATTTACACACAACGCCGGAGCTGACCCGCCGCAGCGTAGCGATCGGCTGGATTGACGGGTTATATTTTTATTAATGCGGGGATAGTTTAAATGGAAAAACAGTTAGCACTCCAGCTAGAAGATGGCGTTTCGATTCCGACCTCTCCGCTCCAATTTAAGGTTGAGAAAATGTCAGCCATTAATGCAAGTAAACTAAATATGAAGTGGCACTCTAGATTGCCAATAATACACCCGTCCAATATAACACGAAACACGCATTATGTATGTTTTGGGGCATATTATAATTCCGTGTGTTTTGCCTGTGCGATATGGAGTTCACCTGTTGCACAGAATAGGTTTACCGATGGGAAGAATATACTAGAGCTACGCAGGCTGGCTATATCTGACAATTGCCCCAAAAACACAGCAAGTAGGTTTATTAAAATAATGGTTTTGATTATAAAAAAGGAAATGAAAACCATTAACAGGCTAATCTCCTATCAAGACGTTAATGTTCACCAAGGGACAATATATAAAGCAAGCGGATGGAAGCCAGTCAGTGAAACTAAATTAATGGACTGGTCAAACAACACAAGGAATAGAAATAAATTACAATCAGATGCGGCAAAAATTAGATGGGAATTAATTTTATGAATATAACGATTAAATCAGCCGGAGCGCAGCGATCAGGTGCAGCGCCTGGTTATCTGATTTATTGGAGGGAAAATGGAATACACAAGAATAATGCAATACAACGGATGCTGTTACCAATGCCGCAGACTCGCTGGTAATGATTATAGTAAATTGAAGGAAACGGATTTATGTGAGTTTCATTCTTGGGAACACAACAGTATTAAGAAAAAAGAGCAAGATGATCTTGTAAACAAACTACAAGATAAAATTAAAAGTATTGAGGACTGTTATAAAATAAAGACTATTTCTTATTCAGACATAGGAAGAGCGGTTGAGAAGGTTTTATTTAATTCATAACGAAAAAATCAGCCGGAGCGCAGCGATCGGCTGGATTGCCCTTGTTAAACTTTTTATTGCGAAAGGATAGAACATGAATAAAGAAACGGTAAGAAAACTTAAAGAAGTTGGGTTCTGCCAAAGCGATAAATATCCCCATGTTTTTAGCCATGAATTGCTTGGTGATTTGGAATTTGATTTTTCTGCTGCTTCTGACGCAGGAACAATATATATTGTTGCAAAGGCTCATTATGAACTTGGAAAAGAAGATGCAAAAAAGGAAATTCGTAAGTCTCTTGGGATTATTGATTGATTGTTTAACCGACGGAAATCACCGGGAAGCCGGTGAAACCGGCGATCCGGTGTATTGACTTTGTTATCTTGATTTTTAAGGAGTATAAAATGACGGAAGGTGGAAGGGTCGGAGCCATAAGGGACGCAAGCAGCGAAGAAGTTAATTTTTTTGGTTATGGAGTTTATGACGGATATAAAGACCATCCCGATTTAGGATTTCCCAACCCGCATATTACGCTTGATAGCGGTGAGGTTGTATGGGGCTGTGAATGTTGGTGGGGGCCAGAAGATAAAATAAAGGCAGGAATCGGAGACAGGAAAATCAACATTGTGCGGCCCGAAAGATAACGAAAAAATCAGCCGGAGCGTAGCGATCGGCTGGATTGCCCTGGTTATACAGTTTTTAAATAATAAAATGGAGAGTTGATATGAGAGAGAGCGATAACCCTGAAGAAATAATAACAGACGAAGAAATTGAACGCATACACGCCAACGCTAATTTTGGTAGCATGAGCAAACGAGATGTAGTCAATCAAGGTGTTTTGAAGTGTGCCAGTGGATATTATCAAGGGCATACATCAACTCAAATTATCAAAGAGCATGGGCTTGTAAATGATAAATATAAATTAACCGCCAAAGGTAAAAAGTATTTGTGGGCAGCATTCGCAAGTTCCATAAGCGTATAACACATAATATACCAAGTTGGCATTTTGTTGGCGTATTTTATTAGTACATATAAATTGAGTAGTTAAACAAGAAAAGAACTTATTACTTTATGACCAAGCCTAAAAAAAATTACGCAACCTTATACAGGGCGCAGAGGAAGAAGTTTTATAAGCACCGGATTAAAGATTTTAAAGAAGAACTCAATGATACTGAATATTCAACCGCGCTGGCACAACTTAAATTAGAGCACATGGACGATCTGGATATTATTACAGAGGTGGAGAGGGAAATTGAATGAGTAAATCTGGATGCATGAGACTTAATAATATGGCGGAGTTTGAGGCGCTGAAGAACAGAAGCAGTTCAGCGGTTGAAGCCGCAAACGCTTATAAAATAGGCGTAGGTGGCGTCAATAAATTCCATGCCAAAATTACAGAAGCGGACGGGATACGTTTTCATTCCAAAAAAGAAGCGCGGGTATTCCGGGAGCTTCAGGCGCGGCAGCACAATGGCGAATTGAAATATTTTTTATGCCAGGTGCCCTTTATGCTCAAGGGGATCAATGAGCGAGGTAGCAGAACAAAGCACTTCCTTGATTTTATGGCGGTCCGGACAGATGGGCAGATTGAATATATCGAAGTGAAGGGAATGGATCACGCAGTCGGTAAATTGAAGCGCCAGGAAATTGAGGCGATTTATGGGATAAAAATACAGGTAGTTTAATGGAAAAATTATTTCCGACAATTTTAATTATTTTAGATGTGTGCGCGGCTGGAATGTATGTTTCGTCTGGTGATTGGCGTCATATTATTTACTGGATTGCTGCGGCTGTTTTAACTTTTACAGTTACTTATTAAGGGGAAGGGTATGGCTAAAGACCCAGCATTTTTATTCTATCCCGGTGATTGGGATGGTGGCACAAAACTATTCTCAAGACACGTTAAAGGAGCCTATATGGACTTATTAATGTGCCAATTTCATAATGGTCATATGACCTCGCATGATTTGGTCTTTATCCTAGGTCAACCTGACTATGACCTATATTGGGAATCTAAACTAAAATCTAAATTTACTCAAGATTCTGAAGGTAGGTTTTACAATCAAAAACTTGAAAGTGAGCAAATTAAAAGAAGAAATTGGTGTGAATCAAGAGCAAATAATAAAGAAGGTAAAAATCAATATAGTGGTCATGTGACCTCACATATGGAAAATGTAAATAAAAATGTAAATGTAATTAAAGATAATAATAATATTGAAATTAAATTCAGTGAATTTTGGAGGTCTTATCCAAAGAAGAAGGCGAAAGTATCAGCAGAAAAATCATTCAAAAAAATAAACCCAGATGAAACGCTTTTTAAAATAATAATTTCCGCAATAGAAAAATCAAAAACAACCGAAGAATGGATTAAAGAAAAGGGAAAGTTTATTCCCCATCCAGCGACATGGTTAAATAATAAACGCTGGCTTGATGAAGATGTTGAACCTCACCCACTGGACGGGATTGTTTCAGATAAAACAAAAGGCACAGTAAAAATGCTTGAACAATGGAGGCCGCCGGCATGAGAGACGAAATTAAATTCAAGGAATATTTAGCGACTCTTTGTGAATTACATGATCGCACGATGTCAAAATTACTGACTGATTTATATTGGAAAGTATTGGAGCCTTTTAGTGATGAAGAATGCGAAGAGGCTTTTAAATTGATTATTTATGACAGTAAATTTTTCCCCAAACCTGCTGATTTTAGAGAAGTTCTTTTAGGTAAAAAAGCGAATAAGGCGACAGAATCATGGTTGGAAGTTTTGGGCGCGGTATCAAAAATAGGAAATTATCAGTCGGTTAAATTTGATAATCCTGTAGTTCATTCAGTGATTAATGCAATGGGTGGTTGGCCTCAACTTTGTATGATGGAAAAAGCAGATGAGAAATGGAAACAAAAAGAATTTGAGCGCCTTTATGAAGTTATCTCATCACGCAACGGAAATCATCCCGAATATTTAATTGGTACACACGAACAGGAAAATTTCAGAACAGGCCAGGAAGTTGAAACTGAAATAGTACAGATAGGTTTTATAAATAAAACAAAATTATTGCAATAAATAATAGGGTAATTATGGAAACTAAAATATGTGAGAAATGCAAACAGCCTTTTGAGTTGCTAAAAAAGCCCGGGAAGCCCCAAAAAAATTGCACGGCTTGTGCCAATAGCAGGAGGAAAAGTAGTAAGACAAGATTGACTAAATGGGAGAAATAACATGGGGCGGCTCCCACTACCTTTGCCGCGCTTATATTGGGGTACAGTATCAGCGTTGATTTTGGGAGCAGCTCCACTAAAATTAAAACAGGAGGAAGTTATGAAAATTTTAAAGATCGTGGTGGAAGTCGTGGAAGGTCAGAAGTTGACGTTGACGGGTGAGCAGTTGGAGGAGCAGCAGGGATTGAAGCGGGATATTATCGATAAGCTGGCAAAAATGGACGGCGCGAAATGTGAAAAAGAAAAAATAATGGCGGGCCCCGATAATATCGGAGGATAAGTATAATTTAGTTCCACCAAGTTGGGCAATATGCAGGTTGATGGTAATTTGTTTGGCAATCCCTACCGGAATGTATGGGCGGCTGTAATTTTAACCGCGCTCGATGATTTAAAGATCAGGTATGAGCAAAATCCAAAATGGTCCAGTGGCATTGAAAGACAGAGGAACCGCAGGCAGGCAATTTGGTTTTTCAACTATCCATCGCAAAGCTCGTTGTCCTGGATATGCGAAAAATTAAATCTTGATTTGCAGTCCACAGTTAAGAAAGCGCATGAGATTTGTCCAGAGGTCAAAATAAACCTTAGTATTGAAAAAGCCGAATGTTATCATAAGGGCGAGGCCGAGAAAGCCGTTTATGGCTGATTTTAAAGGGGTGATTAAGTGACTATTAAGAAAAAAGCTAAAAAAAAGAAGAAAACCGTCAAAAAAGTGAAAAAAATAGTAGCAGAAGAACCCCTTGACGATAAGGAAGAATGGCTTTGTAAGGAATTTGTGGCTGACTATGCGGGTAATCAAGTAAGGGCTTTTATGCACGTTTACCCATGTCAAAATTATAATTCTGCCAGAGTTGAATCATCAAAAGTATTTGCAAAACCTAACATAAGAAAGCGGATTAAAGAATTAGCCGAGGAAAGAAATAAGCGCTTAGAAATTACTGCGGATAGAGTGTTGGCTGAATTGGCTAAATTATCTTTTTATGATCCCAGGAGCTTCCATAATTCTGACGGAAGATTAAAGCCACTAAATGAACTTGACCCTGATCATGCCGCGGTTATCTCTGGAATCAAAACTACTTGCAAAATAGTAGGAGACGAAAAAGACGGCCTTTCTATTCTTACGGATATTAAACTGCCAGACAAAGGAGCGAACCTTGAGCGGCTAGGTAAGTATTTTAAATTATTTACTGAAAAGAGAGAATTTGGGTTGGATGAAAAGTCAATAGAATTGATTTTATCAGCCTTACCCCCTGAAATAGCAACCGCCGTAAGGCAAAAGCTATTACAAATCAAGGAATAATAAATGCTTCAACCGGCACAAATAGATAAGATTTCCAACGATGTTCTGGCTAGTATATTAGCAATTATGAAACCAGGAACAATCAAGTCTATCCAATCAAAGCGTTCTTATCTCCAATATGCCAATGATCCGGTTGGATTCTGTAAAACTGAACTAGGCGAAACCCTTACCGATGATGTTACAACCATGATGGAGTCGGTCAGGGATAATCTTGTTACGGTCGCTGTCTCTGCCAATGCAACCGGGAAGACTCATGGAGGCGCACGGGTGGCCGTTTGGTTTTACAAATCCCATGAGGATTGTGAAGTGTTTACGGCCGCAGCTCCGCCATATTCCAACCTTGAAAACCTGCTTTGGGGTGAAATCGGCGACGTTATTAATAAACATCCTGAAATGTTTGCCAATGATGAAATGACCTCTTTGGATATTCGCCGCGGTCCAAGAGACTTCATAACCGGCGTTTCAATTCCAAGCTCAGGAACGGCCAAAGAGCGCGAGGCAAAGTTCTCAGGAAAACATCAAAAGCATTTACTCTTTGTCCTGGATGAAGGCGACGCCATACCTGATGATGTTTATGCCGGTATTGAGTCCTGTATGTCCGGCGGTTATGTATTAAGGCTATTGATATTCTTAAATCCTCGTCAGGCAGCCGGCGCGGTTTACCGGATGCAGAGGGATGGAACGGCTAATGTTGTGCATTTATCGGCACTCAGGCACCCGAATGTCATTACAGGTCAGAATATTATTCCCGGCGCGGTGGATCGAGATACAACAGTGCGCCGTATCAATGAATGGACACGACCGGCAAATCCCAATGAGAAGATTGAAAAGGATTCTCTTTTTGCTGTGCCTGATTTCCTGGTCGGCGTGACGGCGCCAAAGAAGGGCGGCGGTGTTTATCCCCCATTACAGGCAGGAAGGCGCAAAATAACCAATCCTGCCTTTTCCTATATGGTTTTAGGCCAGTATCCGGCCCAGGGCACAAACCAGTTAATCTCAAGAGAATGGATATCACGGGCCAGAGCTCGTTACGATATGTATGTTTTGGAGCACGGAGAAGTGGCACCCATGGGAACTATCGGTATCATGGGGCTTGATGTTGCTGAAATGGGAGACGATCTGAATGTAGCGGTTGGCCGTTACGGTGGATATCTAACGCCATTTGATTCATGGGGAGGCGTTGATCCGATTGTAACCGGAGACAGAGCGGTTGTTTGGTATAAATCCCATATAGGAATATCCTCGGCTAATGTCGATGCTACCGGCGTAGGCTCAGGCGTGGCTCCGCAAATGCAAAGAAATGAATGTGTCGCCCTTGGCGTTAAAGTGGCTGAAAGGCCTACACTAAAGACGGATATGGGCGATTTTACACAGAAGCGCGATCAACTTTATTGGCTAGTCCGAGAGTGGTTACGCACCGATCCTTCGGCTATGTTACCGCCAGATGAAGAATTGCTCGAAGAACTGGCTGCGCTTACCTATGATACGGATTCAGGTAAAATAAAAGTAATGAAAAAAGAAGATGTGAAAGAGATTTTAAAGCGTTCTTGTAACAAGCTAGACGCCTTGGCACTGACCTTTGCCGCTGGCGGGAGTTTCTTTTCTGATTGCGTCTTTGGAGTGTACCCACAATGACCTGTATTATTAAGAAAATAACCCATCCTGAAGCCTATGCGCTCAGGCAGGCGCGCATTGACCATGCCGTCGTTACCGGCAAACCCATGGTTGAACGCCCGTTCTATTATGAAAATATCGAGAACGGCGAACAGTACCACGATCTTTATGGCTGTATTGCCTGGCCTACGGAAGTAACTGAAAAGGATATCGGCAGGCCGGGATATGTCGGAATTATTGCCGTTCTTAAGACGACAAAACCAATTGAACAATCCGGATTTCTGTTAATGGCTGAGGCTGAGAGCAAGGACGTAGCGACTTTGTTGACCCATGCGATTAATTTCCGAGAAAAATATGGCTACGGTGAACATCCAACTCTTTTGTCTTCATGGTGGGGAGATCCGGAGCGGTTTATCACTACAATAGCCCTATTCAATGCACATATCCCAAGTAAGGAAATAGTCGTTTCTCCGCCCGTGGATTTCTACGAACCTAAAGCGTTTGATAATTACAGTCATTCATTGCGGAGCGTAATCACGCCTGGGCGTGTACGTTTCGGCTTTGGAAATAATACAATCTTGATGAACCGCTTGCAGGGATTATTTAAGCGTGACGATCCGGCTGTTCTGGCCGTAGGAGGGCTGATTCACACGCTGTTATTATCATGCGAGTGGATGGATCAGCATCAATCAAATATGTTTGTTTTGGAGGAAAATTAAAATGTTTAATCTCGGAGAAGTTATCGCATTGATGTGTTTCGGCGCGGTATTGCTTATGGGTGGCGTCATGGGCGGCGGGTGGCTTGTTTACAAGAGCAGAAACGCCGTACCTGGCGAACGCCTGTTCGGAGGGGTGCCAAAGGGTGAAGTTTTTACCATGAAGGACGAAATCGACTCTCTCAATGATTCATCTGATGGCGCCGAAAAAGAAGTATTGGCGAAGAACAGGATTTTTAATGCTATCTTTGGAGACGGAGAAACTAAACCTTAGTTTTGAATTGTTTTAGGTGTAGAAAGTAAGAAATTATCGGAGGATTTATGAAAGTTAAATGTCCAGCTTGCTCCAGAATATGCTTTGAAACAACGGATAGTTTCAGCCCGGACCTGCCACCCCACGGCGGCATGGTTCGCTGTCTTTTGCAATATCAAATCGATTGGCTGACCAGTCCAACAACACCACCCAGCGAAATGTGCTGCCCTGAATGTCTGGCTCCCCTGGTGGTAGGTGGCGTTCTGAATGTTGTGATGCCTATTCGTGAGGCGGGAGAAGCGTTTAAAGACGAAAAAGTTATTGATGGAGGCCAAACGATAAAGACAGCCGTTCTGAGGCCGGACGGAGGAATTCAAATCCCCAATCCGAAAACAGAGGAAGAAAAGAAAGCATTTAATGATTTAATGGATGATTTTTTCGTTAAACCAAAAACTGAATTTGTCTGCGACGTATGCGGCAAGGAATGTAAGAATCAATTTGGATTGAACAGTCATAAGAAATCACACAAGGGAGGAAAGTAATGATCAGAATGGTTTATAGTCCAGCAGGAATAATTATTGGCGAGAAGATAGGCGCCAGCAACGAAAATGTGATTGCCCTTAAGAATCCGTATTTGCTCATTGTGCAACCTATCGAAAATCAACCGGGACAAGTAAATGTTTTTATAGCCGAGCTTAGAGGCAAGCCAAAGGGAATGGAAATTGGCAATGACTTCCTGAATTACGATGTGACCGATGAAACTATTTTAGACACTTATAAACGAGCTACCAGCGGATTGACGCTGGTAAAGAAACCGCCGCTCGTTGATAGCAACGGGAGAGAATTGCAATAATAAAAAATTAAAGGGCTTTCCTTTTGCTGATCACAAGGGGGAACTCAAACGAGAACAAATTAACGGCACAGTAGGCAGCCTACGCTTACTATGCCGTTTTTTTGTTGCCCGTAACAGGAGAGACACCATGCTTAAGAATGATTGGAATTTGTCAAATATACCGCCGCAGAATGATCCTGATGTAGCGGAATTCGCCAATTCTCTCTACGAAGCCGCGAAAGCCGAAAGGGAACGACTCGGGAAGCCAAAGGATTTCCTGAACAACTTCTCTATGTATAAAGGACAGCAGCCGCAGGCCCAAACGTCGAGAAAAGGTTTTGGCGGTAATAAAAGCAGGATAAACACGCCGATTAATCTGTATTTCGCTAATGTCGAGAGAACGGTATCCAATATCACCGCCCGCAATCCGGTAGGTGAAGTTGTGGATCTGGATGGTCAGAGCGAAATTGAGCAGGAAACAGGAATCACAACTGAAAACATTCTGAGCATAAAACTGAAAACGTGGTGGAAAGACGCGAACCAGCAGCAGAAAACCCGCCAATCCGCCCGTCAAATGGAAATATACGGCATAACGCCTGAACGTCCGTTTTGGGATAAGGACAAAGACCGGCCGGATATCATGCCGACCGACCCTTTTTGTCTGTTTCCGGCCCCAGGTAACTGGGAAAACCTGGCTGAAGAACCGCCCTATGTCGCATTCGCCTATGTTGGGTTTGTTTCCCTGATTGAAGGTTTTTACGGTGTGAAGGATATCGCCAAAGAAGAAGCGTATGATCTTTTAGGGCTCGAAAGAGAAACTTATAAATCTCAGGGTTACGGAACAAAAGAGACGATAGGCAATTACTCAGATCCCATGACGATAAAATCACATTCAGACAGTGATATTAAGTCACTGGAGCGATGTCTCGTGATTGAGGTATGGGTAAGGGATAACCGCAAACGTGAAGAAAAAGTCACCAATCCGATTATTAATGAGGCCACCGGAGAACAGGCAGCCGATCCGATAACCGGCGAACCTCTTTTTGAAGAAATATCCAATAAAATTCCTGTTTACCGTGACGGAATACGGAAGATAACCTTCACAAAAACCAAAGACACCAAAAGCAATAGCGGATTTGTTGTGCTGGATGATAGCGCAAACCCGAACCTGAATCCCGCGCTGGCGGATGAACAGGCCCGCACAACGTATCCATGGGGAAAAATACCCTGCTATTATGCGAATTCTTATAAAGACGGTATGTCTATTTGGGGATTCTCCGCGGCAGAGCAGGTCGGAGACCTCCTGCAAAAAATCAATGTTATCTTTACCAAGCTGGTTGCCTATGTGATTAATGTCATGGCTCCGCCTCTCATCGTGCAAAAGAACTGCGGGATCACCAAGGAAATGATTACCAACTCCATTCAGCAATCCGGCCGCCTGATTTTAATGCCGTCGATTCCTAATGCGAGAATTGAATTTATGATAATTCCCAACCTTCCGGAGACATTCTTTCGTGTCCTGGAATTACTCATCATGTTTTTTGATCGTGTCTATCAGATCGAAGACGCTGATAGAGGCAATGCGCCCAAAGGGATTATTGCCGCAAGCGCAATTGTAGCCCTCCAGGAACGCAATCAGGTACTCATGCAGGCGAAAACAAGCGCGATTGACTATCTGGCAGAAGAACGGAGCAAGTGGATGATCGGCCTCATGCAGAACTTCGGGACCAGAGAGGAATCCGTAAACGTCAACGATCAAACAGTAGCCTTCAGGGGCGTTCAGTACGCCGGCCGCAAATTTAATTATATCGTGGAATCCGGATCAACAACACCGAGAACGTCATTGCAGAATCAGGAATTAGCGTTCAGCCTCTTTAAGCTCAACGCAATCGGGCAGCGCGGACTTTTAGAAGCCCTGAACTGGCCGAATTGGAAGGCGGAAATAGAAAGAACGGCAGAGTCTCAACTTGATCAAGCTCTCCAGATATTGATCGATGCGGGACTTCCGGAAGAAGAGGCGGTTGCCATGAGGCAATTATTATTGTCTTCATCAATTCAGAATCAACAGAACAATCAAAAGAAAGTGTCGGGCACCAAGAGTGTGCCGACCGTATAGGAGGAATGTAAGATGGCTTCAAAAGGAGGAAAGGCGCTTGATAGGAGTATGATGGACGCATTGAGAGACCTAAACAACAAGGCTGCCGATAAGGTGGCAACCGGAATTGATAAGGTCTTTACCAGTGTGAATAAAACGGCAGAGGCCGCCGTGGATAAGACAAAACAGATGAAAAAAGATGCTGGTGAAGTGACTGATTCGTTTAAGAAAGTCGATCTTAAGCGTCCTTTGGATTAGGGGAGGAGGATAAATAGTTTATGCCAACTTATCAATACGAGTGCCCACGATGTAAAAAGATAACTGAGAAGATCCACCGGATTGACAGCATTCCTAAAAAAGCGCGGTGTGAAACAAAGGGATGCGGGCGTATGGCTAGGCGAATAATTCCCCGAAGTGGGGCGATACGGTGCGACAGTATCAATGATGTGAAATGGTTAAAGTCGTCTTTAGCGACCTTACCCAGCAATGCTCAACATATCGAGTCACGATCAGAGCACAGAAGGTATCTCAAAGAAAATAATCTATCCTCAGTAGGGTAATTAATGGACGAAAGAGACCAGAAAATTGAAGAAATAAAATCCTCTGTGCGGGACAAAATAAAAACCTTAGTTTTGAATAAGGTAAGTGGTAAGGTTCTCGTAACGATTGAGGTTAATATGTCGCAAGGCTTTATTGGAGCGGCTTTTATCGAAAACAATCTGAGAACGACGAGGGAGAAAATATTCTAATGTAACATAACGGAAGCTAAAGAGCTTATTAAGTGATCATAGCCCGGAAGTACGACAAACACGAAAGTGTACGTACCTCCGGGCTTTTTTTATTTGTTTTACCACACATCGGGCAGCTCAGCCATCGGTCCGCAAGGGCAGCCGAAATCATACTGAGTCCGGGAAAAGGAGAGAGAAAAATGGAAGAGAATGCGAAT